GTGGCGGCGGAATTACTTGGAGCCTTTTATAGACACTAGCCGGTTTTCTACTGGGGACTATAGACCTAGAATGAGGATTATGTTGGATGAAGAGCTAATCCAAAGTCTACGGTCTACAGCGGGGGGGTACCCTTCTTACATACAGCATTTGTTGAAATACCTTTATCAATCTAAATTTGCAGATCCAGCAGGCAAAGGGTTTATTAGAAGGCTTATGGGCTCAGGGTATGTGGAGTACTGGCAATGGAATATATTTGAAGAGATAGAGTGGCGTGTATCCAATGGAGCACCACTTTACGAAGTAATCGCGGAGCTAAAAGCCAGAGCTTGCCAAATTCTGGAATACGAAGACGTAAATACCAGTGGTTGGAGAAAAAATCCAGAGGTAGAAATTGCTTGGAGAAAACTACGTGCTGAAGCTATAGAAGTTTATGGCGGTGAATGTGCGGCTTGTGGGCGTAGCAAACAATTTGAGGGGGTCACTATGCACTTAGATCACATTATACCAAAGTCACGTAAGCCTGAACTAGCCTTAAACTTTGCTAACTTACAACTGCTTTGTGAGGACTGCAACATGGGGAAAAGTAACAAGTACAGTACTGACTGGCGTGCGTCCGCAAGGAATATTAAGCCAAGAAAAATACGTGGTTTAAAAGGGTAGGGCAATATGAATAAGAAACAAAAAACAGTACTAATAGCGGTTCCCGCCTATGATGGTAGGGTATGTTGTGATTTTTCCGTTGCTATAGCCGAGATATTTAGGTTAGCGGCGGAGAACAACTATGAATTATTTTTGCAGTACTGGATGTATGACTCACTAGTGCACATAGCCCGCAATTCTCTTGTAGCTTGTGCTTACGAGCGGGGGGTGGACGAGTTAGTTTTTATAGATGCGGACCAAGGTTTCACTGCCGAGGCTTTCTTTGCGGTGCTTAGCCACCCTGTGGATGCAGTGGGTATTCCCGTGCGTAACAAGACGCAAAGCGAGGGCTATAACATACGGCCCCATGAAGTTAGCCGCCACAAGTACGATGTAAGCTTAAAACTTTTAGAGGTGGAGGCTATAGGAACTGGGTTTTTGCGCCTTTCTAAACACGCACTTCAAGCTTTACGAGATTCTAGCCCTACTTATGGGGATGACCATAGGATGATCTGCAACACTCAAATAATAGATGGGCAGTTAATATCGGAAGACATTCAAATCTGCGACAAACTTAGGGCTGCTAATATAAAAGTCTACGCCGATGTGGCTCATACGTGTACTCATTTTGGCACTAACAAATGGGAAGGTAACTATAAGGATTATTACGTGCGGGAGTTGCTTGCATTGAAAGACAAGTACCAGAGAGAGGATAAGTAATTGGAAGTAATACAAAACAAAGCATTGGTTTTACACACAAAGACCCCTCACTTAGTCACAGAAAAAATACTTAAGAGCAAAGTAATTTCTAAAAGTAACGGGGTGTATGGGGTGGCAGTGCATTGGGGTTTAGAAGAAGCACAACAATTGTGCAAGTTAAAGGTGCTAGACGTACCCTCCCCAATTAATAGGGACTACAAATGGACGGGGAAACTTACTCCCTTCAAACACCAGGAAGTTACTTCCTCATTCCTAACCCTCAATAAAAAAGCTTTTTGTTTCAACGAACAAGGCACGGGTAAGACGGCCTCCGTGATATGGGCAGCCGATTACTTGCTTACCAAGGGCTACATCAAACGAATACTAGTGTTGTGCCCGCTATCTATAATGAAGTCTGCGTGGCAACAAGATCTGTTTAAGTTTGCTATGCATCGCAGCTGCTCTGTAGCACACGGCACAGCAACTCAGCGTAAGAAAATACTGGCCGCTGATTCGGAGTTTGTAATTATAAACTTTGATGGCTTGGCAGTTATCAAAGATGAGGTTATGGCTGGGGGTTTTGACATGGTCGTAGTGGATGAGGCCAACGCATACAAAAATGCCCAGACTAATAGATGGAAAGTACTGCGAGACATTGTAGCTAAGACTCCGTGGTTATGGATGTTAACAGGCACACCGGCAGCGCAATCCCCCGTCGATGCGTTTGGTTTAGCCAAGCTAGTCAACCCAGATAATACGCCCACCTACTTTGGTAGGTTTAGGGATGATGTAATGTACAAGGTAACTCAGTATAAGTGGGCTCCTAAACCTGATGCACAGCAGACGGTACACAGGGTTCTTCAGCCAGCTATACGGTTTGAAAGGTCACAGTGCCTCGATCTGCCCCCTCTCACCTACACCGAACGGGAAGCCCCTCTTAGCCCTCAGCAAAACAAGTACTACCAAAAGCTTAAACAAGACATGGTATTAGAAGCTGCTGGGGAAGAAGTTAGCGCGGTGAACGCGGCTACTCAGCTGAACAAACTATTGCAGATATCAGGTGGGGCTGTGTACACCGATGAGGGGGGTGTATTGGAGTTCGATGTTAGCAACAGACTGCAAGTAATACTGGAAGTAATAGAAGAATCCTCTAACAAAGTCTTGGTGTTTGTGCCGTTCACTCACACGATAACTTTGCTATCAGAGTTTTTAGGGAAGAAAAACATACCCAGTGCCGTTATTAATGGGAAGGTTACATTGAACAAGAGAAGTGAAATAATTTCTCAGTTCCAAAAGGAAACAGATCCCCGCGTCTTGGTCATCCAACCACAAGCGGCATCTCATGGCCTTACTCTTACGGCAGCGGACACAATAATCTGGTACTCCCCAGTCACTAGCGTGGAGACATACCTACAGGCTAATGCACGGATAAACAGACCAGGACAAAAACACCCGATGACCGTGGTGCATATCGAGGGAAGTCCGGTAGAAGCTAGGCTTTATAAAATGCTGCAAGGCAATATAAGTAACCACCACAAAATAATTGACCTATATCGAAAAGAAATAAGTGAGTAGTATTGACTTTGTCAAACAGAGTGGTATTCTTCTTAGCCCTATCACTAAAACAACGGAATACACCGATGCCTAATGATGCCCCTAGCGTAGATGGACTGGTCAAAGTCTATATAAAAATACGTCAAGCTATTAAAGACAAAGAAGAAGAGCACAAGCTAAAAGTTGCAGACCTGAAAGCACAATTTAAGCTAGTGTCCGACGAATTACTAGAGCACTGCAAGACTAACAACAGCGAAGCTGTACGCACAGAGTTTGGTACGTTCTACCGTACCGTCCGAACTAAGTACTGGACTAGCGATTGGGCTGCTTTGTACGATTTCATACAGGTTAATGATGCCGCACACCTCCTAGAAAAACGAATCAATACTCGTTCAATGGAAGAATTCTTAACCGAAAACCCAGACTTATTGCCCATAGGGCTTCACTCTGACAAAGCCTATACCGTACAAGTTAGAAAACCCAACACTAAATAAGGAGTACATCATGAGTACTAGCATATCTATTTTTGAGCAGGATGACATAGTAGTAGGGGCTGACAGAGCCCCTAGCGCGTTGTCTAAAGAACTAGCAAAAGGTGGCAGTGGTATAGGCAGTAGACGTATCCAGACCAACACCAACGGTACTTTTAAACGCCTCGTTAACGGGGAACAAATAGGGGATGCTTTGCGCGGTGAGATAAACGTCCTGATTCTATGGGCACTATCCAGTGTGTCTCGCATCTACTACAAAGAAAAGTACGATGCCAACAAAGACGCAACGCTACCTAACTGCTGGTCTAACATGGGTGATAAGCCAGAGGAGGCAGCTTCAGACGCACAGCACGCTAACTGCGCTGACTGCCCACAGAATATCAAAGGTTCTGGTGACAATGGTGGTCGCGCCTGTCGCTACCAACGGCGTATATCTTTACTCGTAGAGGGAGATACAACTGGGGATATATACCAATTTAATATCCCTGCTAAGTCTTTGTTTGGCAAAGGCACAGGCCACACGCATCCCTTTGAAAGCTACCTTACGTACTTGGCTGCCAATGGGGAAGATCTAGACAACGTGGTTACCAAAATCCGTTACGATGACAACGCGGACACTATGGAGCTTCTGTTTACCCCTCTACGCCACATCAATGACGCAGAGTATGCCTTGGTGCAAGAGTGCCAGCTCAAACCTGATGCCCAACGCTACACAAAAATAACGGTAGCCCAGGCAGACCAAGTAACCAAGCTCCCCTTCCTTGCTGAGCCGGTAGTAGACGCTGCTCCTGCTCCTGCTCCTGCTCCTGCTCCAGCCCCAGCTGCGGTTATTCGCGTAGATGAGCCTGATGATCCTATTGAAGAACCTGTTGTACGCAAGGTCACCAAAGATCCTAAACCCATTAAAGATGATATTGCCGATGTCTTA